CTTATAAATTACGCGCTAGCCGCGCCGATAACGAGATCGCCAATGTCGAGGGTCGGTACTGCCGTGAAGGCGTCCAACACCCAGGTTTCTTCGTCGGGGTCGTAGCTCACGTCGCCGCCGTCTTCGAGCTTGATGTAGCCGCGATCAATGTCGCCGGAGGTCTTGACTTCCGCAGTGACGGAAATTTTTTCAGTACCCGCGCCGCCGATGGAACTCATGGCAATCTTGGCCTTGGCCTTCTGTGCGAAAGGCGCGTCTGCAACCAGTGTCCCGCTCTGCTTCACGCCGATGTTGCCGTAGACAGCCAGGGCGACAAACTCTTCATTGACCTTGCCAAGCAAGCCAGCCGCGACAATCGCGTCGTATGCAGGATTGCCCTTCGTCATTTCAAAGGTTGTCGGGAAGGTGATGCCGCCGTCCTTGTTGGTGATGGTGGGCAAGCGTTGCGCAATGGTCGGCTTTTCCGTGGTTTCCGTTGCGATGGTGTGTTCCATCGACTCAACGCCCACGCCGATGTAGTACGCGGTCGCACCGGCCCCCGGCATCTTGGGATGAGCGATGTAGAGCCGCATTTCACTGCGGTCAAAATCGGGATCGGCAAAAGCTCTGTTCAAATCAAATGTCATGTTAATACCTCCTGATTCGCAGAACGAAGCGCAAATCGAGCAAGTAGCCCGTGTAACGGTCGCCCGCGAAGGTGAGTGTTGATTGTTGCACGGCGTTCACGTCTCGGAGTTCCGCGCCTGCGGGCAGGCTTGGCTTTACCCTGTCCCTGAACATCTCGCGCAGCTTCCACGCCAGTTGTTCAAGGTAGGTCGAGTAGGCGATTGCGCCGGGTTCTGTATGGTTGTTCTCCTGCTTGGAGATAAGCTGATAGGTCAGGGCCACATCCGCGCTACCGTCGACAAACCGCTTCGTGGGCGTTGCCCCGGTCGGCAGCTTGGACATGCGTATGCCTGTCCAGTCCTCGCCGTAAGTGCCGTCCGCGATTTCAACTTTCAGCGCGGTATCAGGCACGCCAGCGGTTTCATTGATGCCGAGTTCGACGTAGTCCTTGAGGGCGGTGTAGATTGCTTCGGTGTTCATACTTCGCCTGCCAGAATCCTTTTTACGCCTGCGATTATGCGGTCGCGGATGTTGTCCGCTGCATGTTCCGTCCACCGGCTTCGGGCGTTAGGGTTGGAGCCCTTCCTTTCACCCTTCTTGCCAGCGACAACCACGTTATAGTTAAAGTCTCGCCCGTCTTTCGTTACGCCCCACCATTGACGGCGGGCGTATGGCGATTTGTAGTACCACCCGTCCTTGGCCCCGTGTTCGTTGATGGTGTAGCCAATCTCTCTTCTGAGATCGCCCGAATCCATCGGCGTGAAGAAATCGGCCTCGGCTTTGCATTCGGTGGTCATCCAGTCTTGCGCCAGATTGACGCGCCTCTGCATTTCCTCGGCAAAGGCCTTCATATCCGGCCCCTCGATTTCAACATGCAGCCCCATACCTACCCCGCAAGCTGGATGTTATGCGGCGCATCCCACCCGGCCATGTCGAATAGTGTCGTTTTGTGCAGGCGCAGCCCCAACGCTTCAAGCTTGGACGGCAGCATGTCGGCCTTCGCCACAAGCGTACCGTCCGCGTACTGCTCATGCTCTCCACGAAACAGCCACATATCCCGATACAGAGTGAACCGTGTTCCGTCCTGCTGTTCGACCTCGGTAAGCCGTTTCCAGTCCAGCAGCGACACAAACGCCCGCCCGCCGAAGTCGGAATTTACGCAATCAATCACGACCCGGAAGGCGTTCGCTGTGTTCGTCCCGGCGACCCGGAAGGCGTAGCTGTTGGAGTCCGCATAGTTCACCCGACGCAACACCACGGCGACAAGTTGCGTACCCTTCCCGATCTCGTTGAAAACGGTCATGGTGTGCGGCAATGCACTGGGGTGGGTGGGCTTTAACGAACGCATAGCTTGCTTGCCCTCAAGAGCGCACGCGTAAGGGGAGAAACCTTCAAAGCATCGGCCCCGCCCCCCACAAGCGCAAAGGATTGTGAAACACCGTTGACGTTCTGCGAGGCAAGATTCCCCTCAGTAAAACCGCCCTCGGTGGCCGCGTAGTCGATTTGAAGGGCCAGAGCCTTTTTATAGACAGGCTTCCCCTCATGAGAGAGCTCGTCCACGGCGTAGACCATGAGGTCTTGCACAACGATTTCGGCCCTCAATTTGAACTCGGGGAACGTCTCTGCGGTCACACCCTTCTGAGAGGGGAAAAAGCCCTGGAACTCTTCAAATGACAACATGGCTAGTCCTTTTTGGTCTTGGATTCGGCGATCTTGTAGCCCCGCTTTTTCAGGCGATTAGCCAGTTCCGCGTTATCGGTCGTGGCGACGCCTTCATCCCACTTGAGGCCGTAGGCAAACCCCATGAACGGCTGTTTATTGGCGTGTTTCGGCGCTGTAATAGTAAACATGGTCACTCCTTACGCTGCGATTTTAATGTTTCTGATGGCACCGACAGCGCGGGTGGTCTTGGCAACAATAGCGGCAAGCATTTCTACTTCGCCGTATTTTACCGCGCCGGGTTCGGTGAAGTCGGGCATATACATGTTGAAGCCCGAAGCGCCATCAGGGGTGATACCGTGGACGCCTTCTTCATTGAGCCACACCGGGTAAATGGTAGTGGTTCCGGCGCTATCATCGGTGTCAATGATCGGGGTAGAGAGGCCGGACTTGTCGCCCATCTGAATGAGAGACACATTGCCCCACCTGATGATTTCGTTGCCCATCGTGTCGCGGACTTCCTGAAACTGGACGTTGTTGTCCGCAATGCTCTGGAACACCGCGAACATATCAGAGTTCATGAAATAGGCGTTGGGGGCATCCGGCATAAGTTTGCGCTGCTGCCGCAGGGCGTAAAGCAGGTCGGGCCAGTTCGTCTTGATTGCCGCAGCCGTGGAAAGGTCGATGCCTGCAACATCAAGTTCGGCACCGCCACCAGAGGCGATTTTGTCTATACCGTCGAACTGGAGAGGGTCTGCGAGAGCGTCGCCATTGACAAACCAGTCGTTGAACAGGCGGGTTGCGGCGTTAATCTGCTGCTGTGCCTGAAAGGTCACGTTGTCCACGACCTGACCTGTTTCGACGCGGGCAAGGGCGCGGTCGATGCCAAACTTTCCACCGAAGATTTTAAGCTGGACGGTGATATCTTCGGTCACGGCCTTAGTCGCGCTGTATTCGGTGTTAATGGCTCGGCCCTGACCGGCCGGGCGGTCAGTTACGCGGTTGTAGGTATAGAAAAAGGTGTTGCCACCCTGCGGCTTGATGGTGTTGTCGAAGCCGAGGATGTTAAGCACTGGGCTTCTACGAAACTCATCAATAACAGCAGTGGTCAACTTGTTCTGCGAAAGGGGTTTCAAATCTTCCAAAAGCAAAAGGGCCATAGTAATTCTCCTTATGGTCTTCCACCCTCAAGACTTTCCTGAATGACTCCGCGCAAACCCAGCGGTTTATCATTCGGTTGATTTGAGGGAATGTGGGTGTTTTTTGGTTCTTTCACATCAAACAGGAACATTTTTGCTTCCTGTAGCGCCTTCATCGGGTCGGAGACGTCAAGGTGCCCTTTGTCGTCGAAACTGAGTTTGTCGAGGTCAAGGTTCAAGGCGGTATAGGCAAGGTCGGCGTCTTTCGCCCCGGCCTGGATTGCAGCCTGTTTGATATAGGCCTCTTTTTTTGCGCGGTCGGCCCCGGTTTTAATCTCGGTAATTTCGGCCTTGTGGGCGTCCGTTAATTCCTTGATCTTCTTTTCAAGCTCAGAGGTTGCCGCACCGCCCTTGGCGGCTTCGGCTTGCAGGACTTCCAGTTTCGCCGCGAGGTCATCTCGTGACTTGTTGGCGGTCGCAAGTTCCGCATCGGCTTTGCCCCGGTTCACATACTCGCTCTTGGAGTTGTCCAGAAGGTAGAACCCAAGATCGTCAATCGCAGTCCTGAACTCTTTTGCCGCCTCTGCACTCATTTTCTCAGTAATCGCATCAATGACTTTACCCATTTGAACTCTCCTGCGTTATTGGCTCGCCAGCCTCAAAGTTATTGCTCAACATGAGCAGGCGTATTCTTGCCCCGCCGGGCGTATGGCTAGGCTGCGGACTCGTAAGACCGGGCCAAATCCTCTTGATACGTTTTCCATGCCCGCGCCGCTTTCCGCTTCTGTTTCAACTTGGCGGTATGTTCCGGCGGCAAGCCCATGGCTTTCCTGATTTCGTCCGACGCGGCCATTTTGCGAATGTCGGATTCCATGCGCTTCTGCTTTTGCCGGGCCTGATAGCGTCTGTCGTTTTCCTCTTCGGGCATCGGGAAATACCGCTGCTCAGACAGGCCGAAAAGGAAGGGATAAAAACTGTGGCGGCAGTTGATGCCGCAAATCCCGGTGATATCGCCGTATTTCGTTACCCGCTCGAACTCTTCCCATGACGCAAACACCTGGCCTTGCCATTCGGCGTGCTCCGGCCTTGCTCCCCAATGCGAGGACGTTGCCACGCCCTTCTTGCCGGGCTTGGCGTCCATGCTGTGAAAGATCTCCTTCTGTTGCTCTGCGCTGTTAAACAGCATGGCAGAGGTCACGTTGCGCCGGGCGTAGGCGTAAATGTCGTGGACGTTGCGACCGCTCGGCATGGTGATTCTGATCCCTTCCTCGCGGATAAGAGCGGCGGCGGCTTTCGCCAGTTGGTCAGTGGTCACGCCACCCTTGAGCTTGTCCTCAACCGCCATCCTGATAACGTCGCCCACCTTGTCGCCCGCGTAACGCGATATGCGCTCTATGGTGGACTCCACAAACTCGTTTACGGCCATAATGGTGCGGATATTGGCCGCTTGAACCGCCAGAGGGATAGCAGGGGCGTTGAGGATGATTCCGGCCCTGTATCCCTGCCTGTAAAGCTCTAACTGCTCGTCAATGTCGGCCTTCACCAAGTCGGCTATCTCCCGTCTGATGCCCGGCAGAGTCTTGTTCTTGGCCGTCTTGGCAAGTCTGGCTATCTCAGCCCTTGCAGCCCCCGACAGTTCCGCGACATTGCCGCCGTTAATGGCCGCGCCTGCCGCCTTTGCCTGTGCAACGTAGACAGAGACTTCGTACTCCCACAGGCGCAGCAGGAAGCGTTCTACGCCGTCCTCTATGGTCATACGGTCAAGCATGGGCTATTCCTCAATATAGTCGGACGTCCTTGGTGTCTTTCCCTGTTCGCCTGTAATCTGTTTCCCTTTTCAGGAAGGCAAGGTGGCGACAAATCTGGCATCTGTCCCCGTAATTTTCATCATTCTGAACAGCAGTAGACGTGCGGGTTTCATACCTGCCACAAGTGCAACGGCACACCCATGATGCTTTGTTGGCTTTGTTTTTTTGCGCGTTATGTGGCTCAATCCGACAACTGTGAACCGCCCAAACTTTCTCCCGGTCAAGTCCTTTTTCTCTGGCGGTACTTCGATTAATTTTGGACATATCTCCCAATGTAGGCAGTCTATTTTTTTGTCAGGGACATAAGAAAAACCCTTCGACGTAACGATTGCCGCCGTTCTATCAGTAGGCACCCTGCAAACAATATTTTCCATAGCGCCCCCTACTCCTCGTCCTCGGACTCACCCTGTTTCGGATTCTGGCCCGCGTTGTCCTGACGCAGCCGGGCGATAAGGTCGTCCTGATCAGAGGCTTCTTCCAACAGGGCAAGCTCTTCCTCCAGCTCCTTGCCAGACAAGCCCCTGAACTCTTCAAGGTAGCTCTTGACGCTGCGGAGGCCGTCGCGGACTTCCTGCAAGGCAATTTCGCGGCGGGTTTCGTCGTCAATGACAACGCTGTCCTGCACAAAGAAGCCGATGGGCTTGGCAGGGTCGAGGGCCGTATTGACCTTGTTTTCCCTGGCAACGGACAGAATTGCGGCGTTGAACGCCTGGAACTCGCTGGCGATGATGGACAGGTGCTTTTTGAGGTTGGAGTATTTCTCCTGGCTCTCGCTCACAACCTGCGTTGCGGTGGCCTTTTGCCCCCGGTCGAGCTTAAAGGCGTCTGTGCCAAGGCCCACGGCATCAGAGAAGCGATTCACAGCGGCTTGCAGTTCAAGGCTGTACTTGTCCATGTTGGGGGTAGGGGCAAACTCGGTAACGAAATTGGATTTAAGCTCGCCGCCCCGGCCATGCTCTAGGGCTTTGGTGGAAATTACCGTACTGTGCAGATGTTGCGGGATGTTGGCCTGTCCATTCGCGTCATAGACCAGGGCGTCTTTGTCCACAAAGACGATGCGCCGAGAGGATTGAGTGTCTACCTGTTTGATATCGTAAATCTCGTCTATCTCGGCGATCATGTCCTGATGGTCGTGATAGACTGGTACGCCGAATGCGTCATTGAAATTCCGAATCTTTCGATTGAATGGCCGGAACACCGCAAACAGTCGCACAGGGCTTATATATTCCTCTGTCAGGCCGAAGTCGGACACGTCCACGCGGTCTTTTCCTTCCTTCGGAACGATGATGTTTTGAATGGTGTAGGATTTCGTCCCACCTGGAATAACAGCCGGAGGGGTTGCGCCGTCCGCATGGGTTTGCGCTGTACGGTTTTCCTTGTGAATGTTGTAGAGCGTGTATTCCTTGCCGTCCGTCCATTCGAACTCGCTCACGAACACGACGCTGCGCATACGCCCCTGATTCGTCTCAAAGGGGTAGATCGCTTCGGCCTGATAGAACTTGTGAACGATCCCGTATTCACTGGAAAACTCAGTTACGACAGCGACAGTGCCCATGCCGAACATTTCGGGAAAATGCTCTTCCAGCGCAGACCACACGCCCACATCTTCATAGTGACTATCGAGAAATGCCAGTTCAGCAGTTGCGGCGTTCTCGGCGACCGTCTCCGAGACTTGCAAATCGGTCTGCTCGTTAAAAATGAGCCCAGCCCACTTTTTACAAGCCTGCACATGCGCCTTGAAAGTGTACTTTTTGCGCTGACCACGGGTTACGTTGGTCATAGTTGCAGCGCCACCCTCGCTATCTTTATTTACCGTGACAAACCGCTCGTAGTTCAGGTCGGCATTGCCTTCCCACAGAGATCGCCAGTGGCCGACCATGGACTGCTGGCTGGTTTGCACGACAATTCCAGTAAGCGCCTTGAGTGCATCAGCGTGTTTGATAAGTATTGCCATTATGCGGCCCTCCCGATAATGCCGCGCCGCGTCCAGTCCTTCACCACGTCGATAATGGCGTACCGGAAAGCATCGTAGGTATCCACGTCGCAGGACACGCCATCATCAAGCGGCCTGTCGTCGTCAGCTTTTTCGTCGAACAGAAGCCCCTTGAAGGACTCCACAACAAAGTCGTTCCCCTGCACAATCTTGATCATGTCGAGATTGAACAGCGTATTGAGGAATTGCACCCACTCGGCAAGCTCGATGCTCCCCTTGTCCACGAACCGGACAGAGTGCTCGTATTCGACCACGGACTTCTTGAGATCAAGCCGCAGCATATCCATGTGGTCGGTGTAGGTAACGAACGGCCTCATGCCGAATTGGGCCACGCAAGCCCGGAAGAACTCGCCGTACTCGTTCTTGATCTGCTCCGAATCCACGCCGAAGCCGTTGTCTTTGACCTTATGGCTTTTGATGATGTGGACTTGCGGGCCTGTGTCGGTGTCAGCAATGCCAGCCAGAATGAATACGGTCTTTGACTTGGAGCCGCCGAAGTCCACGCCAATGAAGAGCCGCGCATATTGCTCAAGCGGCTTCTCGATGATCCACCGCTGCGGGTTGGCTGCGAACTGCAAGAAGATCGTCCCCTCTGCGGCCACCCACTTGCCGAGAATGTACCGCTCATAGAACACGCCGGAATACATGCGCCGGTAACGGTCGCGCACCTTGTCAGTGAGGGATGGATTGTCGTCCATCGTCCAATGCTGATAGAGCGCGTTCAGTTCGTCGGCGCGGTCGATAAAGTCGGTTTTGAAGTAGTGCGAGGGATTGCCGGGGTTACAGGAAAACACAATCTTCGCCCCGTCCACAGAACAGCGGGCAAGTGCTTGGTCAACAAACGACCGGAGCATGGCGACCACTTCGTCAAGGAACAGCCCGGCCAGCGTCTTGCCCTGAATAAGGAACTGTGACGTTTCCTTGTCGCCGCCAAACCAGTAGAAGCTATTTCCGGCAAAGGTGAAGACGTTATCGGCCCAGTTGAATTTGATGCCGCCAAGGGCTTCGATATCCGGGTCTTTCTGCAACTGGACGATGTAGGGGTGAATGATATTGCGCTTGAGCGTGCCGATTGTGCGCCCGCCTATGGCAAAGTCGTAGCCCTCGCCGAACTCGGCAGACCAGAGCAGGAAGCCGAGCAAAAGCGAGAAGGTCTTGCCAGACCGCACAGAGCCATCAGCAAACAGCATGTCGTATTCCGACCCGAAGAACCGGAACACGTCTTTTTGCTTCTCTGACAGTGCTGTAATCTGCATTGCTACCCTTTGCCCATGATTGACTTGAGAGACTTGATGATTCCGGGCTTGTTGCTTTCTGCCGGGGCCTTTTCCTTGCCCTCAAACATGCCGAGATGCTTTCCAATATCCACGGTCGCGGCCCGCTTATCTGCAAATTTGATTTTCCGTACCAGGCCTGGCACGTCTCCCGCCAGTTCAATGCTATCCACCCCAACGATTGCGGCGGCAGCGTCCTCGCTCCACTCGCTAACGGGCTTCAACCTTCCGTCTTCGGTAAATATCTGTCGGACATCGAAAAAAGCCATTTTTGCAAGGTTTTTCAACACCATGTCTTGCGTAATTTCTGTCCTGGCCTCACGTCTTTCCAGCGCGATGCGAATTGCTTCTGCAACACAAGTTTTCCCAAGTAGTTCAGGGCCGATTCTGTCAGCGGTTTTCGCGCTGTATTTTGCTCGTATTGCGGCCTGCGTAGCGTTTAAATCCTTGAGATATTCAGCTACAAAGCGTTGCTGTTTCGCGGTCAAACCACCCATCACTGCCCGCCTTCAAGCTTCGCAATTCGTGTCCCGAAGTCATCGAGCTTATCCCATACACGCTGCATTCCTTCCTTGCTGGCAAAAAGCGACATGCAGCCGATCTGGTGTGTGCTCATGTTGTCGACTTTGGATTGTAGACGCTTGAACTCATGCCAAATGAGATAGCCAACAATGGCGAAGGCCGATTGCAACAACAGCATGGCGGCAATGAGAAGATCGAGTATCCCCATGGCTACATCCCAAAGACCGCGCCGACAGCCAGCACATGCCCAATAATGTCGGGCAACGCACCGAACGTGTCAGGAAAAAAGTAGTTGAGCATGGAACTGACAATCATCAGGCACAGCGCAAAGATGGCAAGGTACTTGTAGGCCATGCGCGGGGATATTCGGCCCTTTCGCGCGTGCTCAAGCTCTATTTCAAGCTCTTTGAGTTCCTTGGCCGTGGAATCAGGCCATACACGGTCGGCAACCCACTTGAGGGCGTCTCCGAGAAAGGGAAGTTTCGTGATCCAAGTCGGCATCTATCGGCCCTCCATCGCGGGAACACCACGCATACACAGCGCAAATTCATGGTCACGGCGGACAACTAGGCCAGGGAGAACCTTCCCTCCGGCCTTGTTCCACATTTTCATGGCCTCGCAGGATCCGGCATAGTCACCGGAGTTGAACCGCTTCGCCACGGTGGAACGACGAAAGGCGTCTGTCCCGATGTTGTAGGCAAGGGAAACAAACGCCGCCGTCATTTCCGGAGAGTGTTCAACCCCCGGAACACTGACAAGCACAGGCCTGGCATGGGCGATAAGTTGGGAGGAGAGAGAATCGAGGCATTCCGCTTGTGTGTAGGGCTGGCCGACAACAACGTCTTTGGTGTCTCCGTAACATTTTGTGGCGATACCCACAGGGTCGACGTAGCCTTGAAGGACTTCGCCTTCATGCTCAGCCACAAACGGAACGAGATACGATGCAGCGCCGAACCCGACAACAGCGGAAACGGCGATAATAGCTTTCTTGAACTTCGGTGATGCCATGACTTGCCCCAGGTTTTGGGACAAGTTTAAAACGAGAAGCGGCGGTTAAATCAAGAGGGGGTATAGACACCGGGGTCTATATTTATTTTCACGAGGTGAAAGAAATTGAAGAAACGGGGGAAGTGAGGTATAAAACCTGTGGGGCGAGTTCTCCGAAAGGAGGGTTAGCCTATGGAAAAGTTCCTTGTGAACGTCCTCTCCGCAGTCGTGGCGGGCGTTCTTGTGGCCCTGATACTACGTTTTCTTAACGTATAAACAGGTTTGCCCCTGAGGAACTAGCCATTCACTCAGGGGCGAAAAACTTGGTCAGTTGAAAAACTACCGGGGAGCTTGCCCTAGGGCCGGTGGTGTTAGCGCACTTCCGGCCCGTCTTGTTTTGAGAGATACCCACTCCCATGACAGATGTCAACATGGCATCACTCACAGACCGATGCGTGGCCTTCTGGCAGCACGGCCTTGCGTGGAAGCAGCATACACAGCCAGTCCCATTTCTGTCCACACTGAGGGCATTCCATCGCAAAGCGCGGCCCTCGCGGGTCGTTCTTAGGTTCTCGATATTGCCTCTTCCCCTTGGCGCCGCACTCAGGGCAGTAACGGGGGTTAGCGGCTTTCATTCGTGCCATTGGCTCTCCTGATTGCCGCCTTGTAGCCCTTCATGGCGATAGCGGCGAGGTCGAGCCATTCTTCGGCCTCTTTGCCCTGCCTGTCTTTGATCATCTCTCGCGCCACTTCACCGAGTTCATTTTCAGCGGCCCTGATTTTATCTTCGTCCGGGTAGCGTTCCGGCCACGGATGCACCTCGCAAGCGTGGTGATAGTGCGTGCGCAGCGCGTCCATGTCGTTGTCTGTCCAGACGAAGTTGGGTTCAGGGTGTGCGCATTTCATCCAGTCTTGATCGTATGGGTCGTTGAAATTGGTTCCGCTCACAGGCTTACCCCCCTCGGAACGGCCTCATACAAGGCCACTTCCCAGTATCCGGTTTCGGCGTAGATTTTCTCGCAGCGGAGACACACTACCTGACTATCATCATGCCAGAATTGCAGCCTGGTCATGGCGTCTTTGAGTTGTTTAGCGAGATTGTCCAAGTCTGGTTTTTTCGTCGGAAGCAAAAAACCGCCTAATTTAGCTTCTCTTGTCCGTTTTGAGTCAGACCTAGGCACGGGTAGGGCCGCAACGAATTCGAGCACGAGAGGGCCGTTTTTGGGCGTTTCTAGAGTATGTCTAGATAGCAAAGCCTCAAGGGTTCGCTCGTTCGCTTCCTGCGTGTCGCTCTTGTACGTCACAGAGAAGCCGGTCTTTGTTCTGCCGTGCCGCGCTCTGGCTTGTGCCGTGGGCGTAATGTCTAGCTTGAAGTGTATGTTTTCCATCTTCTCACATCCCAGACAGGCCAGAGGCCCACCGATTGCTTCGTCTGCACAGTGGCAGATCATTGCCGAAAGCTTTTCCAGTCGAAGGCCAGTACAGCCCCACCATTTTCACGCAACCTGTCCAAGACACGGTCGCCGAGGTATTCTTCAATGCCGTTCCGGTCGAGATTGGAAACCACAATCGTCGGCAGCATGGCTTCATAGCGCCCGTTGATGACTTCAAACAGCATGAGTTTTTCCGTGTCAGAGCCGTACTGGACGCCGATTTCGTCTATGATCAACAAGTGCGGGCTGACGAATCTGCTGATGATTTCTTCCTCGCTTTGTCCACCCTTGGAAAAACTCGCCTTAATGGCCCTGACGATGTGATAGGCCGTCGAATAGCGGCAACTTTTTCTGTGGTGTCGGATGATGTATTCGCCAGCAGTGCATATGGCGAGGGTTTTTCCTGTCCCTGTTTTCCCGCACAAAACGAGCGAGCGCCCGCATTCAAGGTGCTCTGGGAATTTCTCTGCGTAACCCCGAATCATGGAATAGACTCGCCCAGACTCAGGAGAGGAAACCACAAGGCCATCAAATTTTTTACCGACAAATCTCGGGGGAATGCCTGATTCATAGTACAAATAGCTATTTGCCTCTTGTCGCTTCTCTTCCTCAATTCGAAGGCAAGCGCATTCCGGGCATTCAGAAATTCCGGCTGTTGTATATCTCTCTTGTGCTGCGCCACGCATGTACTCCCCATGTTTTTCACACATGAGGGGCTTGCTTTGTTCTTCTTTCATCTTGGCGATATGACCTAGCAAGCCAGGGAATGCCGCCGCTCGGGCCTGTCCAGATTCGCTGATAAGTTCCATTTTCTTCCCCTCTAGCCTGATAAGGCTCCGTAGTCTGATTCGTAAACTCGATCTTTGCCGTTGGCCGTGTTCCCTTGCTGGCTCATACCAAGACGAGAGGGAGATGCACGGGCAGACTTGGCCTCACGTTCTTTCACGGCGTCGAAAACCCACTTCTGCAAGGCGAGGTTGTGTGACTTGTATTCGTCTTTTCCCTTTGCCCCGATGTGCAGGTCGAGAAAGGCTATCGCTTTTTCCGTAAGCTCCGGAGAGAACTTCTGGCAAAGAGCCTCGTGTTCTTCCTGCGTCAGGAGGACATTGCCATTTTCGCCGTGCTTCTTTTTTCCCGAATCAGGTTTGGCGGTGGAAGGGGTATCCTTTCGCGCGCGCGAGTTATTCCCACTTCCACCTTCCAACTTCCCTTTTCCATCTTCCCCTTTCCAACTTCCAAATTCCCCCGATGGTATGTCTAGGGTATGGATACCGTTTGCATAGGGTATGGATATGGTACCCCCACCGTCTTTGCTCACTTCGTAAACCTCTGGATACCGTACACATATGGCTTTTGCGATGATGGGGGAGCTAATCGACAGCGTGAGTTTTCTCAGCCCGTCCAAGAGCTTCGGGCTGGTTGAACTCTGGTGACGGATGAAATTTGTGAGAAAGATAAGGTTGTGGTTCTGGTCGCATACAACCTTTCCGGCAACCTCAAAAGACTCAAGGTGCTTATCCACTTCCGCTTGCGACAGACCTGTCTCATAGGCAATTTTCCGGCGCGTGGACTCAACCACTCCAAGATTGTTCGCATACGGGCATGTGAACAGGTAAAGGTAGAGAAGCTTCGCCTTCGCATCCAGTTCTTCTATGTACGGATCATGCCAGAACGCCATGCGTACTGTCCGGTATTCAGCCATTTCTACTCTCCTGAATGCGCCGCAAACACGCTTGAATCTTGACTTCGCAATCTTTATTGGGCATACTTACCTCGTGTTTGTTGAGGTTTGATGTTGATACTCGACCCTGTCGCACGTAAGCCTTTCGGCCTTCCCTCTAGCCCCCGGTTGCCTCTGGGGGCTTTTCATTCTCTCACCGCTTCCCGGCATTTCCGGCAGCTTTTCTCTGTCTCCACAGTGCTCGTGGTATTTCAGGATTCGGACACACACCGAACAATAGCCCCAAGCGTTTACCTGGCAGAATACCGCTGCACATCCAGTCTCTTTCCTTTCCCTTCTTATCGTAGAGGTACGGGCATGGAAGGAAATACTTGACGCAGGGCAGGTCTTGTTCAGTCACCGGTTCACCTCGAAAAAGGCCCGCGCAAACCCTTCCGGTGTCGCGCTCCGGGCGTTTTTTGTCGCCTGGCTCTTGCCGCCGTAAAGAGCGTGCATCTTGCTTCCCTGAACGGGGGGAACCCGTCTGTCGCCGCCAAGCAGTAAGGCTGTCGGAATCGTAAACTCGCCCCACAGGCACGTCTTTTTTGTGTACGGATCGCCAAAGTCGCACGGGTTGAAATACATTTTCGGCTTGCCAAGGTAGCGCACCAGCTTGCCCACCGGATTTTCAATCGCCCACCAGCGAAGCGTCCCACGGTGCGCCCATGCAATGCGGACACAGGCATCAACCACGCTCAAGCCCTCGCACATATCGGCATCGCTTCGCGCCCATCGAGCGCCGGAGCTTGCGAAAACCGTACAGGGGGGGGCAGCAAGAATCCCGTGGACATGCCCCTCGTGCTGGAGCAGGCGCACGTCGCGCCCGTCAAGCTGCATATCCACCTGCACGACTTCATACCCGGCGTCCCGGTACGGCTTCGACCAGTTGCCGGTGTAGTCGCAG